GCCGAAGTGGGAGCAGCTATCCACATGGAAGCCATTTTTAGACGCTGTAGCGAAGCAAAGAGCAGAGTTCGAGGCATCGGGTTACACATTCCGTACGAAGGTCAGAGCACTCACTGAGGACCTCTATGACGATGTTTATCGCATAGCCAAAAGTAATGACTCGACACTGATGCAAAAGCTGGAAGTATTGAAGTTCGGAGCAAAGCTTGGAGATATGGAACCTAAGCCCCAAGTACAAGCGAATGTAGCAGGGCAGGGCTTTTCAGTAACGATTAACTTAGGCACTCATGGCGATTTGTCGAAAAAATCGCAAACAATCGACACACTGGCAAAACATGTCGATGACGTAAAGATGATCGAAGAAGTTAAACCTAAAGCAAAAAAGAAAAAGGTTGCTGATGAATAATACTTACCTATGAGTGCACTTACGTATACTCCGCCTAAGTCAGTTGAGCCATACCTTACCTCAGAGAGCTTTGTATCTTTAATCGTTGGGCCAGTTGGTAGTACCAAGACCACGGCATCTATTATTAAGATTGCGTACCACGCTAGCCGTATGGCACCTTGTAAAGATGGTATCCGCAGGTCAAGAGCGATCTGGGTACGTAATACGAAAGAGCAGTTACGAGATACAAGTATTCCCGACTTCTTGCGCTGGTATCCCGATGGTGAAGCTGGAGCCTATGCAAAGACTAATTACACTTTTTCTATGAGGTTTGGCGATGTCGAATGTGATGTGTTGTTTCGTGGTTTGGACGATGCTAACGATACTCGTCGGCTTTTATCTCTACAAGCATCTTTTGGCATCTTGGATGAATTTCGAGAGATCTCCCCAGACATCTTCAATGCACTTCAAGGCCGTTTGGGTCGCTATCCGTCTAAGCTTGATAACACTGTGGGTTGTGTCACTGATGATGGTCTATCCAATGCTCATATCTGGGGAGCAACAAACCCTCCCGACATGGACACCTGGTGGGAAAAGTATTTATCTGAGCCACCAAAAAATGCCGAGATCTTTTTCCAGCCATCAGGCTTAAGTGCTGAAGCAGACTGGGTAGACTTTTTACCTGATGATTACTACGCTAACTTAGCAGAAGGCAAAACTGAAGACTGGGTAGACGTATATATCAATGCGAAGTTTGGTAAATCCCTAAGCGGCCAACCAGTATTCCGTGCATTTAATAGCGATAGCCATGTAGCAAAAGGCCCATTAAATTACATTAAAGCTTCTACATATCCATTAATTTTAGGTATGGACTTTGGATTAACACCAGCTTGCACCATTAGCCAAGTAGACCCAATGGGAAGATTTCTTACCTATTCTTGTTTAACTTCAGAAGGTATGGGTACTTTACGTTTTGTGCGTGAGAAATTAAAGCCATTATTAACCAACAAGTTCCCAGGCATGAATATGATTGTGATTGGCGACCCTGCAGGTAGCCAGAGAGCTCAGACAGATGAGCGCAGCGTATTCGATATCCTAAAACAAGAAGGCTTTAGAGTTATCCCCGCTAAAACCAACAGCATTGTGGCACGTATTAGTGCAGTCGATAAGCTGTTAACACGTTCTGTAGATGGCAAACCAGCGTTGCTAATTGATCCTAGCTGCCGAGAATTAATTAATGCACTACGAGGCGGGTATCGCTACAAGATTAAATCGAACGGGGAAACGGATGAAAAACCGGAAAAGAACTCCTATTCTCATATTGCTGATGCTTTTCAGTATGCATGCCTTCATGCGGATGGCAACCTTAGTGGGGATACGTTAGTAACTAAAGCTAAAGAAATCCAGAAGAGTGCTTTCATTTGGGCTTGACGTGTTAGTATGTAAGAGGTATATTCGAAATTATTAGGCTAAGATAACCACTATGCAGAAAGCACTAAATATTACTGGCGCAAATGCACCTGGTGTCACCTCGGTAGGCGGTATCGTGCCTATTAAGTCCATAAAACACATGCTTGAAGAAGAAAAAGCTGCCGCACTTGCAGCTAATAACGAGCCTGTAGTACAGCGTTTAGTAGGCCATATAAAAGAACTATGGACTTCCGCTAGGACTGCTAAAGAGTCGACAGCAGAGCAAAAGATGCTCAAATCCGTTAGACAACGTCGGGGTCAGTATGAACCAGATAAGCTGGCGCAATTAACTCAGCAGGGTAGTACAACAATCTACATGATGCTTACCAGCAATAAATGCCGTGCGGCATCTAGCTGGCTTCGTGATGTATTGGTAACTACTTCTGGCGATAAACCTTGGACAATTCAGCCTGGGCCAGTTCCAGATATGCCCCCAGATATGCTGCAAGAGTTGATGCAGAAAGCCCAGATCCAGATCCAACAAACATTGATGCAAGGGCAAAACCCTAGCCAACAAGAAGTACGTCAAATGCTCCTTGATCTAAAAGACGAGGCTAATAGCCACATACGAGATATTGCAATCCAAGATTGCGAGCGTATGGAAAAGAAAATGCAGCAACAGCTCATTGAAGGTAACTGGGTTCAATCATTTGCAGACTTCTTAGACGATATCGTTACTTTCCCATCAGCAGTTATGAAGGGACCTGTAGTACGCAAGAAACCTAAGATGCATTGGATTCCTGACAAAAGTGGTCACTATGCTTTAGACCTACAAGATACCTATTGTCTAGAGTGGGAGCGTGTTGACCCATTTAATATGTACCCAGCACCCGATGCTTCAAATATTAACGATGGCTATTTAATTGAACGTCATAAACTCCAACGTGCTGACTTAGTTGCGCTTCTTGATGTAGAAGGCTATAGCAATTTAGCTATTAGACAAGTGCTGAATGAATACGGAAAAGGTGGATTGCGTGACTGGATCTATGTTGACGTATCTAAAGCAGCTGCTGAAGGTAAATCGACTATTGGTACGGCTACAAACCCATCAGAGCTCATTGATGCGCTTCAGTACTGGGGAAATATCCAAGGTAAGTTACTCCGTGAATGGGGCATGACTGAAGATGAAGTGCCAGATGAATTAGCAGAGTATCCGATTGAAGCTTGGCTTATTGGTCGTTGGATTATCAAAGCGGTTATCAACCCAGATCCATTAGGACGCAAGCCCTACTTCAAAGCGTCATATGAAGAGGTTCCAGGGGCCTTTTGGGGCAATTCTGTAGCAGATCTATGCCGAGATACCCAAGACGTTTGTAACGCCGCAGCTCGCTCCCTAGTTAATAACATGGGGTTAGCTTCAGGGCCGCAGGTTGTATACAACATTGATCGACTTCCTCCTGGTGAAAACATCACTCAGATTTTCCCTTGGAAAATTTGGCAAGTCACCTCCGACCCAATGAATGGTGGAGGCAAACCCATCGACTTTTTCCAACCAAGCTCACAAGCACCAGAGCTCATGGCGGTATATGAAAAGTTTGCAACACTCGCAGATGAATACACAGGTATCCCACGCTACATGACTGGGGATAGTCCTACAGGCGGTGCAGGGCGCACAGCTTCAGGTATGTCGATGTTGATGAGCAATGCAGGTAAAGCTATTAAACAGGTTATCTCGAACATTGATGAAAAAGTTATTGAGCCTGTAATTGATCGCTTGTATTACTACAACATGCGTTATTCAGATGACACGGATCTTAAAGGTGATATTAGTGTTGTTGCTCGTGGAGCAGAGTCTCTAATTGAGAAAGAAAGTGCTGCACAGAAACAAGGTCAGTTCTTACAACTTGCGTTGTCTAACCCAATCGCCCAAGATATTGTTGGTAAAGAAGGTATTGCAGTATTAATGCGTGAAGCAGCTAAGACTCTTGACCTTAATGAGGACGATATTGTTCCGCCTTTAGCAGTACTTAAGCAGAGATGGGCAGCAGCGCAAGAAGCTCAAGCAGCACAGCAACAACAAGAAGCTCAGATAGCTATGCAACAAAAGACTGGACAAGCACAAGCAGGAGGTTCGCCAACTGCACCACCAGGTCCAGGACAGCAATTGCAAAATGGAGCACCTGTAACAAATAATTTTCAACAAAGACCTAACGGTTGACAAGTTACTAACAGAGTGTTAAAAAGTAATTATGTTAGTATGTACCCTATATAAAGGAGCCCAAAATGGCTGAGATTTTTAGTACTTTAAAGCGTGGCGGTAAAGAAATTGCCGTAGAAACAGCAAAAACTGATGGTATGTGTAAAGGCAGCACTAACGGTGGTGGTTCAAAAGTATTTGGTGAACTCAAGCGTAGTGGTAAAGAAATTGCTGTTGAATCTGCAAAAACTACAGGCTTGTGCAAGTAATTGGCACAGTTTGATGAAAGAGTAGCACGTTGTTTTGGCAACTTAAGAGCAACAGAATTTACACCGCTTTTGGAATATTTAAAAGCTGAGCGTCAAGCGGCTTTGGAGTTGTTAATAAAAGTAATAGATGTAGAACAAATTTATCGGCTACAAGGCAGGGTCGTAGCTTTAGGAGAAATTCTCCAAAAAGTTGAAGGTGCAGATGCATTAATTGCCAAATTAAAGCGCTAACTGTAAAGAAAGTTAGTCATTTTTGAAGTTAACAAAGTAGCAGACCGTATCGAACAGAGCAGACCGTAAAGTCGGCGCAATGAACGTAGTCGGCGCGAAGGAGATAGGAATATGGCATTGCCAAAGGCTGTACAGCAACAAGCAGAAGAAGCAGATCGTATTGCAGCAGGACTACAAGGTGAAGAGCCTGGTAAACAACCAGAGACTAGCACCGAATCCCAATCAATTGATCCAGTACCCCAGGCAAATGAAGTAATTCCAAATGAGCCTCAACAGGTTAACCAGATTCCAGAAGAGACATGGGAAAGAAAATACCACGTGCTCCAAGGAAAGTTTGAAGCAGAAGTTCCAAGATTGCATGCAGATTTGCGGGAGATGAAAGCGCAACAACAGCAGTTCCTAACAGAACAAGCATCCTTAAGAGCTAAAGCAGAACAACGACAACCGGAACCCGTTAAGTCTCTAGTCACTGAACAAGACAAAGAAGCATTCGGAAGTGATTTATTGGATCTTATTGATCGAGCAACTGAATCTAAAGTGCAAACATTTAGACAACGTGAAGCAGAGTTAGTAAGTCAGATAGATAGGATTAATGAGCAATTAGGAAGTGTTTCCAGTCGTCAGGGTGTATCCGATCAGGATAGATTTTTGATGAGTCTAGGACAACGAGTACCTGAGTGGGAGCAGTTAAATACTGACCCTGCATTTTTACAGTGGCTTGGTGAAGTAGATGCAGTTTATGGAATTCCCCGCCAAATGGCTCTAACTAGTGCAGCAGAAGCTTTTGATTCCAATCGTGTAGCCACGATTTTCAATGCTTACAAAGCAACGTTAGCTCCTACCTCTCAACAAAATAAACCAAAACCAAGTGAACAACTTCAGAGTCAAGTAACGCCGACACGCTCTAGGGCTCAAGCGACAACGACTGCTACTGAATCAAGTTTCAAACTCTGGAGTAATTCAGATGTCGAAAGATTTTATTCAGATAAGCGACGTGGGTTTCTAAGCACAGAAGAAGCGGCACGTATTGAGCAGGAAATCCAATCCGCTATCTCTGAAGGAAGAGTTCGATAACTCTCTAAATGGGGTAGCGACTAATTAGTAACAAGGCATCTCAAAAGGAAATAATATGTCTACAATTACCGCAGCAGCAACCTACCCCATTAACTCTGGTGGTTTTAATTCACCAGCTGGCCAAACAGCATACTCAGGTACTGCTTACTCTGGTTCGTTTATCCCAGCTCTCTGGTCTGGTAAATTGGCTGAGAAGTTCTACGCATCTACAGTATTTGGCGAAATCGCTAACACTGATTGGCAAGGCGACATCTCTGGTATTGGTGATACAGTAATTATCAATACAATCCCAACCATCACTATTAACAACTACTCTGTTGGTCAAAACTTGGCTTACGAAGTACCAGCTCCATCTACACTTACTTTGACAATCAACAAAGGTAAGTATTTCGGTGTGAACGTTAATAACTTGCTCGAATTGCAAGCTAAGCCAAAATTGATGGATGTATTCACCAATGACGCTGCAATGCAAATGAAGATCAAGATTGACCAAGATGTATTGCTTAGCACTTTCAACGGTGGCGCAGCTACTAACCAAGGCGCAACAGCAGGTAAGATCTCTGGTGGCTATAACCTCGGTACAGATGCAACTCCTGTTACCTTGACAGCTTCTAACATCCTTTCAAACATCACTGCATTGTCTTCAGTATTAGACGAAGCAAACGTTCCTGAAACAGATCGTTGGTTAATTATCACTCCTACAGAGCGTCAAATCTTGATGCAATCTAACTTGGCACAAGCTCAGTTCATGGGCGACGGTACAAGCGTATTGCGTAACGGCAAAATTGGTTCTATTGACCGCTTCACTGTTTATGTAAGTAACTTAACACCACGTGCAGCTGCTAACGTTTCATGGACTGGCGGAGTTAATACTTCTGCTAAGCGTCATGCAATTATGGCTGGCCATAAGTCTGGTATCACATTTGCTTCACAAATCGCTAAGGTTGAAAGCCTCCAGAATCCTAATGACTTCGGTACATTGGTTCGTGGCTTAAACGTATACGGATGTGCAGTAGCTCAGCCAGATGCAGTAGCTCTCTTAGTAGCAGCAGGTTAATTGGTAGGGTGGGGTAAAACCCACCCATCCTATCTATAGGAGAACAAAATGGCTTTAATTGATGACTTAGTTTCAAGCGGTATGTCGCTTCCACAAGCGCAAGCCGTTATTGATGAAGACACTAATGGCGATAACACTAATGGTTTAGTAACAGCTGGGTTTTCAGTAACTCAAGCTCAAGCTATTCATGCGTATGACGTTAATAAAACAGCAGCAAATTTGGATGTAATGGTTCAGCAAGGCATTTGGGCTACTACAGCTATGCCAGCTATTGATGCTGAACTAGATGTAACACCTTAATAAGCAGGGCTTCGGCCCTTGCTTTGACTATTGGAATATATGGGCACACTTACTGCAGCGTCGATTATTAATAAAGCAGTTATTCAACTGAATGACCTTAGTGCTGTCCGCTGGACTCGTGCAGAATTACTCACATGGCTAAGTGATGCCCAAAGGGTAATGATTTTAGCCGCTCCAAGTACTGGGGCAACAACAGGTATGGTAACAACAGTACCCGGGATTAAACAAACTATCCCTATGGATGGCTGGCTTTTAATAAGAGCTAATCGCAATATGGGTTCTTCTGGAACTTCATCAGGACGTGTATTGCAATTGGTTCAGGAAGAAGAACTTACAAAAAATAACCCAACTTGGTCTAGCGATACAGCAACAGGTTCAGCAGTAGCATATTCATATGCACCAATACTTAAAAATGTATTCTGGGTATATCCCCCTGCGGACGCTTCAGGCAACAAGATCGAAGTTGTGTATTCACAAACCCCAACTGAGTTAACTACAGAGTCCTCTGTAATCACAGTATTAGACGTTTATGAGCCAGCGTTGCTTGATTACGTTATGTATAAAGCATGCTCAAAAGATGCAGAATATGCTGCTGGATTACAACTTGCTGCTGGTTACTTAAGTACCTTCAATGCCATGTTGGGGATAATCGATAAGGAAGCCGCATAATGTCAGTATTAGCCTCCACCATAATTAATAAGGCAGCTAAGTTACTTACTGACCAAAACAATATTAAATGGCCACGTTCAGAGTTACTTGGGTATCTCAATGATGGGCAACGCCAGATTATATTAATCGCCCCTAATTCTTCAAATGCAACAACAGTAGTGCAACTAATTCCAGGTAGTAGACAAACTATACCTATTGATGGTTGGGTACTACTTGATGTATATAGGAATATGGGTATTACAGG